AATGTATTAAACAAAATGACAGAACAACACATACAAAAGAAAAGGATTGACGAACTAGAGGCAGAGGGATACTATGTAATAAAACTTATTAAAACAAATAAGAATGGTATCCCTGATATTATAGCAATACCACCTAATTGTGGTGTACTATTTTCAGAAGTAAAAAAGCCAGAGGGCAGGGTGTCTGCCTTACAAGAATATAGACTAAAAGAATTAAAAAAACATGGAGTCAAAACAGAAGTATACAGAGGGTGAAGATTTTGAATTAGATGAATTTTTCCTAGAAGCAATACATAATTTTAAAGAACCTGTAAAAAACAGAATAGCAAAAGAAATAGATAAGTTATCTGGATTACAAAACACCAATGACGAAATAAAAGTTATTTCAGGAGTAGTTCATGATGATGATAAAAAACCAACATTCTTTTCAATAGAATATTTTAGAGCAAAAAAAACTCCATCGATTCTAATTGATATATACCCTATAGAACTAAACAATTACTTAGACGCAATAAACACAGGAATTTATATTAAATAAAATGGAAATATCAAAACGTAAATTAGAGAAAATTAGTGGAGCGATACTAACTTCATTCATTAACCTGCACTACTTAGAAGAATGTGACAGGACTGGATTGTTTAAATACAAAACAAAGAACAACCTCAGAAGGACCTTAAGCGACTTAAAAGAAATAGAGTTTAATTACTACAACAAGATAGAGAAAGTTGATAAGGGAGACCTTGCTGACAAGCTAGTCACCAATAAGATGGTATTTATTGAATGGCTTTTAAATAAGTTTGACTTCAATGACTTTTGCAAGATTCAGGAGATTTGTCTTGCGTATGAGCTAGATAAGGAAGAAATAGGTAAGGCATCAGAAATAGTATTAGAAAAAAACGGAGCAGAAAAAATAACATAAAATATGTACAGAAAAAAATTAATTCAAAAGATTCAACAGCTAATTGACAAGCTACCAGTAAGCAACAGAAGAAAAGAAGCTAAGAAAGACTTGCTAGAGCTAAAGCTAAGTGATAGCGACAAACATTTTATTTTACTAAACGACAAATACAAGAATATATGATTGAAAACTTCACATTATTGAGCAATATTATTTACAAACTATATCAAGTAGATATAAAAGAAAAAAACAGAACAAGAAAAGTTCAAGACTTAAAAAAAGTATTTTCACATATCTCTTTTGAAAAAATAAAAGGATTTAGATATACTGAAACTGGCAGGTTTTTAAAATTAAATCACGCTACAATTATACATCACGTCAAACGAGCTAAAGATTTGCTTGAGTATGATAGTTATTTTCGGGAAGTTTATAGTAAAGTTGAAAATGAATTTGTAGCTCAAAGAAAAAACACTATTGAAGGAATTAAGATAGATATAGAACTGCTAAGAAATCAAGAAGATTGTCTAAAAAAACAGTTTTTTTATGCTACTTTACAAGAAGCAAAAGAAGCTTTAAAAGATTATAATTATCGTCCTTTAAGTCCGTTATACTGAATTTAATTATTTTTTTGTAAATTTAACAACAAAAATGTCTAAAAATAACATATCAGTAAGTTTTGTTAATGTTACAATGAAAAACATTAATGAAATTACTGACGATATATACGAGTGCTTAATGGATGAAGATTACATAGAAATGAATCGTAAAATTAAAGATCTAAATTCAATACTTAGAGAAATACAAAAACTTTCTGAATATGGAATATAGGCCTAGACTGAATGACGAAGAATATGATATGATTATAAATCATAGAGCTTTAAAAAAAGAATGCGACTCAAAAGGTATTCCAATCCAAAATGTAAATCATTATTGGCATAAAGGTAAAAACTTTTCTCTTCATGTTAAAAATAATGGATTATCTCTAGATAAAGTTAGAAAGGATATGATTAAGGCGATGGATGAACACTCGCCTTCATATCCTGAAATAAAAAGAATAAAGCTAGATGAATCTCATCTTCTAGTTATTGATCCTGCTGATATACACATCGGAAAACTATCATCTTCATTTGAAACAGGTGAAGACTATAATTCTCAAATAGCTGTTAAAAGAGTTAAAGAAGGAGTCAATGGAATCCTTCAGAAAACAAATGGATTCAATATAGATAAAATACTTTTTGTCGGTGGTAATGATATACTACACATAGACGAACCTAACCGGAAAACTACTGCAGGAACACCACAAGACACAGATGGGATGTGGTATGAGAATTTCCTTACAGCAAAACAACTATACATAGATGTTATAGAAACACTACTGACTGTAGCTGATGTACATTTTGTATACAATCCAAGTAATCACGATTATATATCTGGATTTATGCTATCAGACTCAATACAATCTTGGTTTAGAAAAAGCAAGAACATTACCTTTGACTGCTCAATAGCTCACAGAAAAGGATTTAAGTATGGTAGTAACCTAATAGGAACTACACATGGGGATGGAGCTAAGTTAGCTGACCTTCCTTTAATTATGGCAAATGAGTTTTCTAAGTGGTGGTCTCAAACAAAACATCGCTATATATATACACACCATATACACCACAAGTCTAGTAAAGACTATCATGGTATCACAGTAGAATCATTAAGGTCTCCAAGCGGCTCTGATTCTTGGCATCATAGAAAAGGATACGGTGTAGGAGGTGTCAAAGCCGTAGAGGGATTTATACATTCAAAAGAACATGGACAAGTAGCTAGGCTAACTCATATATTTTAATTATGAAATATAAATATTTTACAAAAATATTGGTGTTTTAAAGATAAAAGTTTGATGTGTTTGATGTGGTTTGATTAAAACCAATGTATTTACTTGAAGTTTTCTTATTAGATAAACCTATAGAAAAATCATCAGAATTCTAAATTTTTTAATTCATCTTCTAGTTTTTTTAATTTCCTACCACTAGTACTGTTTTTAGATTTTTTTCTAGCTCTAGATTTTTCAGCTTTTCTTTTTTTAAGCTCTTTTTCTCCATATATTATTTTAAAGTCTTCATCACTTAACTTTAAATCTTGTTGTTTAGAAGCTTTTATGTCAGACCAATTGTCAGCCATTAAATACCTTCTTATATCCTTATATAGTGGTAGTGGTACTCCTGTAAACTGACTAGCCTCTAAAGCAGTTCTTAGTGTAAGAAACTGAGCCGCTGCTCTGTCTGCAACTTTTTTATCTTTACTTCCCATTTTAGCAAGTAAATCACCCATTCTTAATAGACTACTAGCTTGTGGTGCTAAAGGCCCTGCGCCAATTCTTATTGCAGACTCTGCTACACCTTCTTTTTCTAGTTTTTGTTGATTAATTACACTAAAGATTAATGAATGTTCGTATGGATTATATCCTTTGCCATCTTTGTCTGACCATAAACCTAAAGATTCTCCATATTCCTCGTTTAATTTTTCAATACCTAAATTTATTGGAATCATAGGAAAATTACCTGAAGTACCTCTGGTTATCAAAGAAACTCCTGCACCTACTAATTGTCTAGTGCCTAACTCTTCGTAATCTATATCATCTTCATCATCAAGACCTAACACTCCATTAAACATAGAAGCTAGTGCTTTGTACATAACAACGTACATACTCATTCTAGTGATAACTCCTGCTAATGTAGCACCTCCTTTAATAGCACCCATTTCTCCTTGTCCAACCATAGAGGCAACAGCTTGTCTAGCCGTTACGAATTCATTAATAGTAAACCTAGCCATATAAGAATTTATTGACTTATATAATATCACTCTTGCACCATCCTCATCTGAAAGTTGATTTTTTAATACACCACTAAATGGGTCATTAGATGTTGCAGCTTGAGTAACTTTAGCATCCGCTGCTCTCTTAGCGGCTTGAATAGCATCTGCATATTTAGTCATATACGCTTCGTCATTCTTTGATATCTTATCTGCGTCCATGTCTTGGCCAGTTTCCTGTTTAAAGACCCTAGCAAAAGTTCCAAAAAACAAAGGTCTTGAAATCATTTTATCAGGAGTACTTAATAAATTGTCTGCTATAAACTCTGAACCATCTGCAAACTTTTTACCAAATCTACCTGCATATTTAAGGCTGCTTTTAATATTACTACCACTAGCTCGTTTACTTCCCTTTTTGTTTCTAACTACACCAGATTGTTCTGATTTAGAACCTCCTAGTATTTCTGAACCCCAATTTTTAGTTACAGTTGTAGACCCTACATTTTCTGCAAAAGATAATCCGTTTTGCATTAAAGATAAGTTTGAATATTTTCCTAACCCCAATGCTAATTCTTTAGGAGCTGACATCAATCCAAATGTCAAGTTACTGCCAAGTTCTGCTACTGCTCTTGGAGCAGATGCTAGAGTACTATAATAACCAACTTTTCTTGCTATATCAAAATACTTACCTCCAATGACATCTGTACTAAAATTACTAGACAAAACATTTTCAATGGATTCATCATATGCTCTTGACAAAGAAACAGTTGCTTCTATTACTTCTTTTGTAGCATTTTCTTGTTCAGAAAGTCTGGTTAATTGAGTTAAAGCTTTTCTAGACGTTTGTATTTCATTAGTTAAATAATAATCCATACCTGTCATTCTTAAAGATCTTAATGCTGTAGCGACAGGATCAAAATCAATTGCTTTTGCTCCTGGAGTTCTGCTTATAGACGATTTAGATTCAGTACTTGTTTTTGCATTTACGTATTCTTTTTGTGATATTAATTGTTTGTCTAACTTATCTTTTGTAGCATCAACTTTGTGATGAACATAATTATTTAATAAGTCTAGTTTGTTACCTCTTACAATAGTTGTGGCATAAGCTTGCTTGTCACCCAAAGCACCATAAATTTCTTGCATTATACCTATAGCTTTCATTACTTGTGGAGATAAATTTTGTTTCATCTTCTTAGTTGTAATGACTCCTCCTTCGCTATTCTTGGCTTTTATATCGAGTAATATATCTATATCAGCTTGAGTATAATTACTTGCTGTTTTAGAATCGTTAAAGTTTTCTATAGTCTTGTCTATAAATTCATTTGCTTCTGCAACTCCTTTATTACCTACGTTTGATTCGCTTTCTAAAGCTAATAAATATGTTTGTATTTCAAACCTTCTTCTTACTGCAGGATTAGTTCCTTCTTTGTAAGTAGGAGCTATTATTTGCTCTACAGCATCAAGCTTGTCAGTCAGTCTTCCTGCCCAGGTTTTAAACTGACTGTACTTTGTGGCTATTGGTTCAAAACTATTATTTCTTATAGTGTTGTTTTTATAGTTCCCAAAAGCATTATCTACTGCAGATAAAGGATTAGTCCTCAGCATCTCTAATGATGTTGTAGAATTCGCTCCTCTACTAACAGCATTTTTTAAACCTGCTTTTAAGGCAGCTTCTGCCCTGCTTTTAACCATAGCTATTTTATTTTTAGTAGTTCCATATTTGTCTACTAAAGGACGCATGTCATAAGCCCTACTATTTATTGACTGACCAAGTTTGTTTGCAGCGTGTGTATAATGACCATCATTAATGTTTTCAAGACTAACTTCTAATAAATCTAATTGCTTGCCTGTTAAGCCAATTAGGTCGCTGTCTTTAATGTTTTGAAACACTTGAACACCACCTGCTTCTTTAGTTGTATTGTCAAGACTTTTTAAACTTATACCCTTAGACCTAGATTTTATTTTTGTTATAACGGCCTGTCTATTCTCAGCAAATTTATTAGCAGATTCTACAAGCTCTTGATTTTCATCAGTCTCTGCTGAGTTAATTTTATCTATAAGCGTTTGTAATGTAAATGAATCTAGTTTATCTAAGTCGTTTTCAATAAACTTAGAATCTTCTAATATTAAAGTTTCACCATCTACATCTTCATTAATAATTTTATCTACTATAGTTTTTAAACTTTTAGTTTCTTTAGTTTCAGTCTCTTCATCTGTATCTTGAATGTTTTCATTATACAAAGAATCAGCCATGTTCTGAGAATCTATTACTAACTGATCATCTAACTTTACATTTTGTTTTTGCTTAAGAAGATTACTTAAGAAATCATTATAACCATCTATATTTTCACTAGTCAGATTTTTAGTTGGAGTATTTAGTATAGTCCCTAACCTAGATATAAGGTCTGGATTTAATCCATAGTTTCCTTTATTTAATCTTGTAGTCACTCTATTATTAAGCTTTTCTGCTTTCAAAATTTTTGCTGCGTAATCAGCATCATTAAATACTTTTTCCGAATACTCTATTAATTCTTGTACAGCTACCTGATTATCAAGATTAACACTATTAACTTTGTTTATAACAGCTTTGGTTTGTGCTGCAGTAATATTTCCCTTTTTACCTTTAGCATATGTTTTTATCTGTTTATTAAGGTTTTTCCTTTTAGTTTTTAAATCTTGCTTACCTTCTCTATTAGACTTGTTCCAAGATTTCCAAAATCTTTTACGTTGAGCATTTTCTCCTTCTTGTTTAGCTTTATCAGTTCTAGTGGTACTTTTTATAGATTGTAAAATACCTTTATATGTATCAGCTGTTACAGTTTGACTATTTGTTTTAGCAATAGCTTCTACCTCAGCCTTAACCTCAGCTTCATTAGCAGCATATAAATCTATCTGCTCATTAGAATAATTTGTATCTCCATTAGCAATTTTAGTTGCTAAACGTCTTGTTTTTGATTTATCTTTCGGTAATTGTTTTCGTATTTCAGAAACTCTGTTATCTATGGCTTCTTGATTTTCTGAATAAAATTGTTGAGCTTCTTCAGATAACTCTGTAGAAGAATCACTTTCAGCTATTCTATTTGAAAATGACTCAATCTTATTGTCAAGTTCATTGTTCACACTCATATCTTGCTCTACAGCAGAAGGTTCTGTTAACTGTTCAGCATCTGTCTGCGCAGTCGTGTCGCTAGTTGTATCGGTTTGCGTTTCACCTTCTTCGACTTTCGTTTCGGTAGTGACTTGCTGAGTGTCTCCTTCTCGAACTTGTTGCAGTCCCACTTCGGAGTCTCCCCCCTCTTCTTTGCTTGTTGAAGCATCTGGTAACACTTGCTCCTCTGTGCTTGGCTCTTGAATGGCATCCTTTTTTGTTTTAGTTTCACTTTCCTTATCTTTTTCTAGTGCAGCTTTATTAGCTGTTTCAACAGGAAAAGCTAAGGCTTGCTTTTCTTCCATTGATAACTTATTAAAGTTCTGTACAGCTCTGCTTCTAATTTCGCTGTTATTTATTTTATAGTTTTTTTCACCTGCAGCTTCTTTTTCAGAAACTAACTCTTTTCCTGCATCATCCATCAGCTTTTGTTTTGATTTGTTGTTTACAAAATCAAAGTTGCTGTTTTTAATTATATTGTTTTTTAAATCCTGAATCTGAACATCAAGATAAGGTGAGAAAACTTCAGAGACTTTTTTCTCTGATTCTAATTGTTTAATTTTATTTAAGTCACTCATCACCTGTAAAGATGTTTCAGCACTTAAATTTGATGGTAACCCATTAATGGTTTCATTAAATATTTTAACATCACTTATTAAGTTATCAGCTTGCTGTTGAGTATAAATACCTCTCTTTACTTGTGAGTCTAAAAGTGATTGTGTTTTTTTTACATTACTAGCTAGTAAAGCTAAAGATTTTATTTGGTCAATAGCTCTACCACCTTTTCCGGTCATACTAAAAGACCTAGTTGTATTTGCTTTTAAATCTCCTGCAACAGGCATTAAAATACCTGCAGTTAAAGATATTATAGAGGTGTTAGCAAAGTCATCTAAACTAATAGTCTCCTTCATTATTTGTTCACCTGCTTGTTCGTTTATGTCTGATCCAATGATATAAGCTTGTGTGCCTTGTTGAATATTTTCTTGAAAAAACTCTTTTCCACCTTCAGTTAAATAGACAGGAACATTTCTTATAACTCCATCTAATGTTTTTCGTAAATAAGACCTAGACGCCTCAATTCCTGCTCCTTGTGCATATCTATTAATTGTATTCTCAACAATTTTTTGCTTTACTTTTGTTCCAAATATCTTATCCATAGCAACACGCTGCGTAGATATTGGAGCTGTTAATACACCTAATGCATATCCCTGAGTCCCTGCTTCAGAAGCTAATAAATCTGCTTCTTCATTTGATAAACCTGCATCTAATGCTGACCTTCTAACCTGTGAGGATAGTGAGCTACCCATTAAAGTACCTTGAGCAATCATAGCTGATGCTGTTGTAGCTTTCATAGGTATTTTTTCCAACAAAGAAACAACTTGTCTACCTTGCTTATACTTAGATGCAAATGCAATTCCTCTTGCAGTTTGACCTGCAATTCCGACACCTCTAGTAAGAGCTATCTGAAGTAGCATATCAGATGCTACACCTGCAGTTGTTACTGCTGCCCCTGTGCCACTAAAACTACTTCCATCAACTCCATTTAATTGAACTTGTTTTCTTATTTCTTTTATTTGCTCAGGCTCTAATATGCTGCTTACTCTTATCTTTAAATCTAAATCATATATTTCTCCGTTGTCATCAATCATATACTCTCTACCATTTGCAAAAGCGCTTTTACCACTTGCATACGTATATCTAAGCATATCATCTCTGTTAAGTTCTGTTTCAGCTTGATTCATTTGAATTTCATCACTAACAGATTCCATGCCTACCCAATCATAAGCCCACTCAGAAAAACTATTTATCCTATCATTTACAGAACGACCTCCCTGAGATCCTGCATCAAGCAACCATTGAGTATTTGCACCACCTGCACCACCTTCTAATTCTCTTTGATAATTTTCTTTTGTTTCGGCTTTTTGTTTTTTTATTGCAAATGATAAAGTAGGAAATTCTTCCTCCATATAATTGGAAAGCTCATCTATACCAATAGCAGGTTTTAAATCTATTTTATCTACATCACCGTTTAAAAAAGGATTTTCACCTTCATTCTTAATTTCGTATTCAAGAACTTGTTTGTTTACATTTTGTAAATCAACTTCAGCTAAATAGTTTTTTAGATAATCATACTTTAATTTATCAGCAGCCAAAGTTGGATTGTAGTTTCCAGAATAGTCGTAATATCTTCCATCTTCAGATATTGTTTCGTCTTTCAACAACTTAGCATATCTTTCTTTAAATCCGTTTTCTATTAGATAACCATTAAATCCAGATATGTCAATTTTATTATCATCACCTGATAGCTTTTTTAAAGTTTGTTGGTTATACATTTCTGCTAAAGCATCATCTTCAAAACCTGTTGGTTCATAATCTGAGCTTTCAAAAATCTCAAACTCTTCATCAGTATAAGCTCCATCTTCTCTTTGAAATATAGATTGAAGCTTTTCAACACTAGCATTAGGGCCTGCAAAATCTATAAGCCTTGCTGTTTCTGCATCAAAGTCTTTTACCTTTTTAATTATAGAATTTGTTTTTTCCTTTTCTTCAGGTGTATAATTAAAGTTTTTTACATCAGAATATTGGGAATAGTCTTTTTCCTTTTCTTGTTGTAGTTTTAATATATTATCTTCAGTTGACTTAACCGAAACCTCTTGAAGTTTTTCGATAGATTTTCTACCTCCTTTTAAAGCACTTGTTATATCTGCCTGCTTAATATACCCAATAGCTAATGCTTTTTGAATGTTTGGATCTGCCTCTATTTTTAACTTTAGTTCTTCATCTATAGATATGTTTTGTTGTCTCATTGCCCTAGCTCTATATGAACCAGGTAATTGAAATCCCTCTAAAGATTTATCGTTATTTTCTAATAATTTACTTAAATCTTCTTTTAAGAAACTCTCAACATTATCTTCTGGAAGTAAATTTTCTGTGTCTCCTGTTTGGTCTCCAAAGTTTAATTGAGATTCGTTAATTACACCCTCTTCAACTACTTCGTTTACTTCTAAAGAATCCGAAACACCATCTTGTACTTCTGTTTCGGTAGTAGATTCCGTAAGAACCTCTTCCCCATCTGAAGGAGTATCGACTTGATTTTTTTTTTCACCGTATCCTACTAATGTAGAAAAAGAATCAATGTCTTTTTTATATCCTTTAGATTGAACATACTCAAAATTGTCATTTAAAACTTCTTGGTCAGAACCTATTAGTTGTTCAAACTCTTCTATAGATTTACTATAACCTTTTGATGTAGCTCTATCGTATAAGTCTTGTAATACTTCTTTATCCATTATGTTCTATTTGTTTTCGTAATCGACTCCTCCTGATACTGTACCTGATGGCTTTTCTCCTCCTGATACTGTACCTGATGGCTTTCCTCCTCTTAAGACTATATCCATATTTTTTTGAAGCCATGTGTGATTTTCACTGCTTGATTGCGCTGGGCTTTTGTAATCTACACTATCTACTGTGATTACATATCTGTCATTAGGGCCACTTTCATCTGAATGACTTACTTGTATATTTGAGTCAATATCATATTCTTTTATGGCTTTTTGGATTATAGTATTTGCTATACCAGTAACCTCATCTTCGTCAGGATTATTTTCTACTGCAGTAGCAAAAACTTCAGCTGCAGTACCTGCTCTTTTTATACCATTTTTTTCTGAAACTCCTAAATTAAAAGCACCTAAGCCTCCATACTTTTTTGTTATGCTTTTATATGAAGATACTTTACCTTTTGCTTTTTTATCAGTACCTTTTAATTTAGATTTATCAAGATATTTTTGAGCTTTTAATTGTAATTTTGCTGCAATTTGCTTACCTACATCTACACCTAGACCTGTTAATGGTATAGGAGCCATTCTGTTTCCATCAGGATCTATAAACACTAATATCATATTATCTTTTTTACCTGTAATATCATAACTTGATACAAATTTTGGGTTTTCATCTACTAAAGCGTTTAAACTTGATACGTCACCTGTAGCTGCAAGGTCGACAAGGTCTACTGTTGATTGATAGTCTTCCGATTTATCTCCTGATTCATTAGGCCTAAATGTAGTAGTCTTGTCTCTTCCTGTTATCTTTCTTTGTAATCCTGAGTATATCCCTGATTTAAATATTCTTATAGAAGCTATCTTTGCTTCATCTGTTTCTTCACCCATAAATAGAGTACTCATAGGGTCTAATGTAGCCGTTACGTATTTATTATATTTCCCTTGCAACATCTCTCCAGTACTAGGGTCTATGTACTCGTAAGAAATCTGTTCTTTTAAATCAACACCATCAGCTTTTAATCCTGCAACCTCGTTAGGCATAACAGGTATTTGTTCCTTACCGGGAGGCATATTATCCATTAAAATACTCATTCTTTGTTCTACAGTAGCTGTCGCTGCCCCTGTTCCTGCATTAATGAGTCTTTCTATATTTCGGTTATTTCTAGCGTCATCAACAACTATTCCTGTATACCCAGCTGAAGTTTTTATCACTTCAAAAGCTTTACTTAAAGCTGTATCCTTATCCAATGCTTCGTTTATACTATCGTTCATATAAACTCTAGGTGATTTTTGATTCTTACCTTTTAAAATAGTTGAAGCACCAATTCCTGACATAGTAGGGTCTATAATTGGATTACCGTCGTTATCTAAATCTAATTCTCTAGTGTTTGTCTTTGTGTTTATTTTTGTTTTATAAAGATTCATATTAAGACTTCCATCCTCACTACTTAAAATCTTATATAAATTAGGATTACCTAAAGTAGTTTGAAACTTTTGTATAGCTGACTGAAAAGCTCCAGCTGTTGGTTTTACATAGTTTCCATTTGCATCTGTGTATCCCTGTGCTTCTTTTAATGACTGCTGAAAGTTAGCATCATAGTCTTTTAGGTATGAAGAAAGGGTGTCGTAACTTGTACTTGCATTTTGCCTAAATATAAGATTGTCTGTAGGGCTTTGCATTCCTTTTTCAACCATCTTTACATTATCATACAATCTTTCTTGAGTGCTTCTTAAAGCTTCTAAAATAGCAGCGTCTACAGTTTTATTACCTGTCATTCGCTCGCTTGCTAACTTTTTCGAGTCTTGATAAGCTTTAGCTGTATCTGTTTTTAGCTTTATCTCAGCGTCATCTATACCTTTTTTCCAAGAGGCAACATCTTTCATCCCCTTGCTTATAGCGGATAGAGTAGAAGTTGGGTCACTTACACCTGTGAAACCTTTATCTAATGCAATTCTAGTAGCGTCTAATTTATTACCCATCAGTATTTAATATTATTCATTAAAATCTATATAATTCCCAGATTTAAACTTATTTAATACCTTATTAAAATCGTATCCGGCTTTTTCTTCTTCTTCTTCTTTCTTTTTTCCTTGCTCCTCAAAAAATCTATAGAACATTGCCGCCATTGATGTATCTACAGGTTGACTAGTAACTCCTGATAAATTCGTAATACTTTCCCCTACACTTTCATTATTATTAGTAACATTGATTTCAGGCGAAGGAACACCACTTGATACATTGCTTCTTCCGCTAATATCAATAGATTTAATATCTCCTCTATTAAATTGTCTTATTTCTTCTCCTGTATATTTAGATATTCGAGACCTAGCCTCATCAATACTAATACCTTCTGAAGTAGATAGTTTTTCAGCTGCTTTACTTCCAGCTTTACCTTTTAATCCTCCTACAACCGAAACACCTGTTTGCAATGCACTTACTCCTGCGTCAATAAATGCTCCTGTAGATTGTCCTTTTAATTTATCTGCTTGAGCTGATAATGCATCTGCCTTTAATCCTGCTGACGCTGCTCTATCATCTTCATATGCTGCTATTTCTGAAGCAGACATTTCCCCTGCCTTAGCACGAGCCATATCTATATCTATTTTTTGTTTAGCAAATTTGTCAGATATTTCTCCTAATGTAGCGTCTTGAACTTGCTTTATCTTGCCTGCTCCTGCAGCGACACCTCTTTGGTCTCCTTCTTGGATAGATTCTAATAACTGAGCACCAAATGCATTTCCACCTCTAAGCTGTCGGTCATAAACATCTGTGGTAGCCCTAACAGCATCGTAAAAGTTTTGCTCTAATCTAGCTACAGATTGTTTTTCTAAATTTTCTTGTTCCAACCTAAGCCTACCTGATTCCCTAGCAGCTGTTTTTGCCGCATCACCAGCTAATGCTCCTTTTAATGCCGAGCCACCTATTGATACTGTAGCTGCTGCTATTGTTGTAAATGCTGCCATATTATAATTTTTTTATCATTTCTTTATTGTATGTACCAGATTCAATATATCCATTATTCTCATAATGTTGAGTTAGTGATTTAGATTTCAAAAGAGCATATGAATATTTGCATCCAGATAATTTTAATGTGTTTGTTAAAACACTAATTAAGTATATTAATGATTGCTCTCTTTTTATCTTATCCTTATATTCAAAATTAGATATCACCCAATCACACCAACCAACCTTTGAGTTTGTTATGTAAATGTATCCTGCACAAACAGGTGTTTCTTTATCGTATACTATAAAACCACCTTCGCTATTCTCTGGTAAAAAATCTTTTGGAGGTGATGTCCATCTCCAATCTTTCCACCATTTTGTCAATATCGAATCGTAATCTGTTGAATTTAATTTTCTTACGTTAAATTTCATTAAAACAAAGATACAAAAAACTAAGGATTACTTTTAAATACATCTGAGTCTACTGTAAAAAGCTCTACGGCTTGAGTGTTTGAGTTTGTTAATTTAAACTGAAGAAAATAACCTAGAGTACCGTAAGACTCTGCAACGCTGTTCTTTACAAACAAAATAAAGCTAGCAGGAACTGCTCCTATAATCACAGGATTTAATATTGTAATGGTTTTATTGTCAACACTAACAGATGTTATCTCTCCTATTTCTACTATAGATCCTGCATTGTTATAATAAGCAGTATCCCCTATACTAAGTATCGAACCAATTACAAATCCAAAAGTCAATGTAATTGCTGCTGGACCTACACCTGTAGTGGATACAAAAGTACCTATTCCTTGAGCTGACCTTAACGCTAAGTTTTCAGAACCAGCCACTCTTCTTATAAATGCAAAGTAAGCACCCTCTTTTAATACAAAGTAAGAAGCATTCATAGACCCTGTTCCTAGGTCAGAAACCAAATCACACCCCCAAGAATCATCGCTTTCAAGTTCAATAGTTTTAAAAACCTTAGTAGTTGTTGGGTCTTCATTAAAAACACCTGTTATAGTAGAATTATAGTCTACACCATAATAGCTGTTTCTTCTATCGTTAGTATTATGCCTATACAATTTACCGTTGTTAAAAGTATATAAATATTGATTCATTCCTAGAATAAAATCAGGTATATAGCTGTAAAATGATGGCCATCCATTTACAGACTCACTATATGTTAATGTATAATTTTGTTGAGGCATATTTATTGAATTACGCAATTACCTGCAGAGCATTCAGCTATACTAGTAACCACATTGTTTAATAGATTCATTAATTTAAATGTTCCTGAAGGAGTTTGCGTGTTATAATTTTCAGCATATGCATACCATCCATTACTTAATGAAGGCCCTTGAACAACATCATTTATAGTTATACTAAGATATCCGTTTCCACTATTCATATTTTTTGATGATGTAATCGCATAATTTCCTGTACAAAAATCACTACAAACACTTCTTTGTGTAGATATATAAAACGTACCTGAAGAACAAGATGGACACGATGTTAAAACACCTAAAGCCCCTGAAGACTGTTGTCTATATTGATTAGATGTCTTTGTCTTATAAAACCCATCAGGCGAAAGAGATGTCAGAGCTGCATCAGTATACATTAATGTAGTAGATGGATTGGAAAAAGAATCCCCAGTATTAAAATGAGCAGTAAAACTACTGCTACTAACACAACACAATCCATTTGCAGAAGAAGAATTAACTTTTAATACCTCAAAGTTACCTGCACACGATGGACATGTTGAAGATCCATTTAATAAAACACCATTTACTTGCTGTCTATAAATACCGTTTTTCTGATAAAATCCATTAGCTGAAGGAGTTGTTAATTCAGGATTATCATATACAGCCGAAGCCAATAAAAAATCTGAATTATCTATATATCTATTTACGAATGTAGCCATTTATTATATTTTAAGGTTCTATACAATTACAACAAGCATCATTAGCACTAGTTGCATCATAACAAAATGTTTGTAAATCCGATTCTCTTAAATTCCATACCAAATATAGATATTCTAAGTTACTTGGATTATTATATGTGAAATCAGCAAAATATGCATTTGTATTTCCTTGTATTGGAGTAGCGTCATTTAATAAAGGAATTAAAGTATTTATATCAGCTTCATTATATTTTACATTAGAAACCAAGTATTGAAGTTTGTCAGATAATGGGTCAAAAGAAAAATTACCTTGTTGGTCTTTAACTTCTAATCTAACAACAGAACCTTCAGCAGGAATTGTTCCAAAAGATTCAAGTCCCTCTTGTTCTTGAGATAATGAAATACCATCTTGTTGCAATACCACAAGGTTTGAATTCCATGGACTAACATGACTTACTAATGTCCAATTATATCTTATTTTAATTGTCTGACTTGCTTCACCTGCGGTGTTTACTACAAATTGTTTTACTCTCAATGTATTTGCCACAGGGCATTTAAAATCTAATTGATATGTTGAAGCTTCTTGAGGAGTAATTATTACATTTGCAAGAGTAGGATTGTTTGTTATTTTACTAAAACTCAATGTACCAGTAAACTGTACAATAGTATCTATAACAAATGTTCCATTATATTTTACCTGAACCCTTACTGTTCCAAGAGGAGCACTATAAACTATATCTACAGTTCCTATAATATTTGTTAAATTTAAATTAAAAGAAACAACATTAGCACTAGATTGCTGAATTAAAGTATACCCACAATCTCTTTCAACAGGAGGAACATTACTTAAATCTGAATTAGAACTTAAAACATATTCATTCATGTATGGATCAAATCCTCCAAGTTTTTGAGTAGGAAAAGCATCTATAAATAAATCTCTAAACCAACCCCTCATACCAACTTGAGATATAACTGTTAACTTGTCTGAAGCTCCACCTTTAGAACCTCCTTTTAAGTTTATTACAGAACTTCTTTTTGAATCTGTAAAGTAAATATCATATCCGTATGATGCAAAGCTCTCAGGGTTATTACTTATTCCATACTCTTCTAATCTAGCTAGCTGAGTACCTAAAACTTCAGGAACAGATGTTATAGCGCCTCCTGCAGCTGCATCTGAAAGTAAATTCTTTCCGGTTAAAACATAAGATATTTTATCTTCTTGAAGTGTAAGAATATCTGTTTGTCTTGCATGCATTTTTCTTAATGGTCCATATGAACTTTCAAGAGTTTTGAAATTGGCTAAAGTTAAATTAAACTGATTAAGTTTATTTAAATTACTTTCTTTGTTAAATACACCGCTATAAGTAATATCAGCAAATCTATGAACTTCTTTGAATTCTTCTTCAGAAACAGAAGTAACCTTATCTCCTAAAGATAATACAGGAGTAGTTAAAGCGTCAAAAACTTTGTCTGATTCAGCTCCATTTCCAAACGTATAGCAATTATAAAAAGTTAAATCAATAATAGCCGGAACGGTTGCAGTCTGATTTTGATCTACAGTAGAACTTCCTGATAAATGCAACCCACCAACAATGTCAAACACTTGATTATTCTCATAATACAATTCATCATTTGCTTGTATTGGTTCTGTTTCAAAAATATTTAACGTAGTAGCTCTATTAACTACTATCTGAACTGTCTCATATGAACCTCTTACATCAACACCTCCGCATCTAGGAGTCCCTGTTTGTATAATTAACCAAAGATTTCCATCATTTTCTGATTGAAAACTAATAGTTGTTGTCCCTGGGTTTAAATAATTAGTGAAATAAGGTTGTATTGCGTCTATTTGAGTTATAACATTTATAGTACCATCAGTACCTCCTGATATACCATTTGTAAAATCAATTTGTTGACCTACAACAAAAGAATGAAGATTAGTGTAATCCCTACCAGCAGTAAAAGTTTTATTATAATCATAAGTTCTACTTCCGCAGTTAGACCCTCTTTTGTTTCTATTAGTGTTAAACCTAAAATCTACTACACTTCCTGCAGGAATATCAAAAGGTGTATAAGCGGGAGTAGATGCTTCATCTGAAAAAGCACATGAAACTCTTGCGTAACTAAAACTACCACTTGTAACTGGTAATCCTCCTACACTAGTTCTGTCTATAAATGCATTTGCAGGTGCGTTTGCGGCAAAGTTAGAAGGTTTTAATTGCATATAAGTTCCTGAAGGTTGCCCACAAGTACCTGATATAATATCACCATTTGCGTCCTTTGTACATAAAAAATCTTCTAATTGACTTTTAAAATCTAATACCTTTGTCTTAGTGCATGTAAGAACAGGACCACTACTATCGGACTTTACAAATAAATTTGAATTGTCTTTTACTTTATCTCTATTATCGCCTTCAAGTTTATACCATACATTTCCAGTCTCTTCTTCTCTAAAAAATATATTTGAATAAATATTCCTAGAACCTGTTTTTGATTCCTTAATTACAAACTTGTACTTTGTTGCCCAAAAAGGAGGGTAGTTATTTAACTGAATCCTAATATTGTTTTTTGTTATTGAGTTTTCGCAAGGAACATATACTGTGTTATTTGTATCTACTAATGCAGTTGTACTTCTTCCGTAATCGTCCATATAAACAATTGCAATCTCATAGTCTCTATTACTATGAAGACTTTCTTTTGAAGAATCTAAAGAATATAAACCGGTTACTTCGATTGCTTGTAAATACTCAAAAGCAAACACGCCTGTAGGAGTAGGAGGTGTTTGAGTTTGGTCATATTTTTGAAATTTTAATCCCGGAACTATTACACTAACTATGTCACTACCTAATGAACTTTCTATTGAAAATCCTTGGTCGGTACTTGATATACCAAAACCATCATATTGCCATTCATTTCTAGCAACAATACCACAATTAAAAATATCTGTAACAGATGTTCCTGTGTTACAATCAGCTTGAAATTCTGAGACAGCAGACACAAACTCAGGGCTAGTAACTAAATCATGAACACTATTATAGCTTTGTTGAATATTAAATAAAAATGCATAATTAAATTTATTCAAAGGTTGAGTTCCTCCTGCAGTATATGATGCATCTCCACTAAACTGACTGTTTGAATAATTAAAATCAATACCTATTTGAGATCCTGCAATTAAATCTAATCCTCCAAAATTAATAGTTATTTCAGAATTTGGAACTAATACAATACCATCTATAGTATAATTAAAATCACTTTTAGAACCTGATATTTCATCATTAATTAAACTCTCTGTAATTAAAGAAACATCATAATCAAAGTATACTAGTTTACCACTTTCATTTACAATATCGTACCCATCAACATAATTCCCATACATTAATCTATTACCCATAATGGTCTGAGCCTGAGCAATCTTAGGAACATTATCGAAAAGTCTTAGTAATTGTTCCTCCGGAAGAGTTGTATATATTTTTTTATTAGTAAAATCTATTGTTTGAATAGAATTATCTACCCATCCTTGGTCAACTTTATTGTATTGTTCAATTACATTAACAGTTTGGCTTGTTGAAAATTTAAACAGAACATCAACATCCTTTACATTTCTGCCTCCTGTTTCAAATGAAATATTTACACTATTAAAAATGTTTTTCATACCATCGTTATCGTAGGTATCGTAATTCAAATTAAAAGGGCCAGGAGTAAATGCTACAGCAGAAAAAGGTGAAAATGCAGAATATTCACCATCTTCGTATTGCCATCTGTAAGCAAAACTTAAAAACAAATCTTCCATATAGTTCTCCTCTCCACCAATTTGATATTGGTCTATAACAGGAGCTTTTAAAGGTGGAGCAACTATAACTCCAATATCTTGCTCTGTAACTTGGTCAACACCGGCCACAGGCACTAAATATGTTTTATTTATGTTTATTTTTCTTGGAGCATTTAAGTTGTCTGTAAAAAACAATAAATCATCAATAAGGTTTACTCCATTAATTAATAATTCTTTGTTGAAATTTAATAAAGATGTAGAAACAACATGGTAAAATAATACAAAAGTTCTAGTATTATAAGACGCTATAATATCTACTTTTCCAGTTACGGTAGAAAATACATTTGTAGAGTCATTTACAAACCAGTAAATAGTTTCAGTAGCTCCATCTTCATAAGCCCCTATACATTTTGCATTTACACTTAAAGGTTGATTGTTGAAAGTTAATTCAACTAATAATTCATTTCCTTTAGAATTTTCTACAGCACCTATTTCAGTTCCTTCAGTAGACCCTAATCGTACATTTAAAGCATCAATATATTCTCCATTTGGAACTAATCGTTCATCCACGGATTTATTCATCCTACCTTTTAAAAAGTTTCTTTGAATCTTAGCCATATTATTTAATCCACTTGTTTTGCCCCCTTAGATTCATTAATAACCTCCCTGGGTGTATGTTGCTTAATCGTATCTTTGCGTTCCTTAGAAGCGCAGATTTCTCTTTTCTAGACCTGTTTATAATATATTCTTGGACACCATACTTACTTGATAAAACAGAAAACTTTATGTATGCGTAAACAAACTCTTCAAATAATTTATTTACACTAATATCTGCGTTTACACCACCTTCCATTCCATCAGAAACATATTCCAAAACAACTAATTCTCCCGACATGTCAGAACTAAAATTAATTACGCCTGATTTTTTATTTATCCTAAACGTAGGATTAGCATTTGCTGTCTCAGTATTTAAACCATATCTACCTCCTATTGGATATTCAAAATACCATATTCCATTGTAGAAATATCCCTCTTGCCCATCATATGAACTTTGTTGATTTAAATATATAGTTTTTCTTGTTCCTTTTATTCTATCAATATCTACCGTTGAAAATTCAGGTTTTAAAACATTACCTTCTTCATCAAATAATATTTTATCATTATTATCTTGTAAATAAGCACTACTCCAATTAGTTTGAATATTTTCTGTTAAAGGAAATAAAACTCCATTTTTATACATTGATATTCTAACCCAATTAACATAATCATCTGGTAAAATAAATCTTAACTCATCTTGAACAGACATTTCTAATATTTTAATTTCTTTTAAAGAATCGTAATTTAATTCTTGTATTGCTCTTTTAGAATGAAATAAAATATTATACCTCTCTACATTGTTTATTAACTTATCATTACCAACGTACATTAACATGAAATTAGTTACAATTTCTTTTAATGATACATATTGATACGAACCCCAATTCTCATTTTCAGGATTATTTCCATCATTTTCGTAATACTGATATTGTGTTAAATATGCCATGTCTTATCCTTGTTGTGTATTATCTAATTGTTCTTCTCCTTGAGCAAACTGAACTAAAGGTATTTCCCTTATTGACATCCCTGCATACTGAAGTATCTTATTAATTAAATTTACTTGGTCAGACAAAGGCAATTCAAAGTCCTGGTAATCAGCAGGTGACTCATCAAACAAAGGTTCTCCTTGTGCTAAATCTATATAAGTCCATTTAGGGTCTTTAGGATATCTAATATATTGACATTTTACAGTTCCGGTTAAAACAGGATATATAGTAATTTGATCAGCTTCTGCAGTATATGCAGGAAACATTGTAGATGGTGTTGTTAAATGAGAACTGTTTAATAAAAGTATTTTACTTTGACTAACTCTTTCTATCTCTGTATTTCCTTGAAATATTTTATTTACTAAATAATAATCTTCAGGCAAAGGATATAGTCCAGCGTTAAAAACAATAGGAGATGTATTTGAAAAACTATCAATAACTTCTACAAGGCTTTTTATAATATCAGCATAATCACTACCTGAAACTCTTGCGTTTTGTTTTACAATCCACGAATTGTATTGATAAAAATAATCTTCAAATATATCTAATTGAGCCTGTTTTGCGTAAAGATTAAAATCACTAGGAGTTATGTATCCGTAATTATTTTTGTTTGCAATAGAAAGAACAGTTGCTCTTACTGTATTTATAATAGATGCCATTTAAAACCTTTTCACAAATATACAAAAAAAAAGAGGCTTCAAAATTTGAAGCCTCTAACATTAAAACAACTTACCCCTTAAAAAAGTTATTTATAGTGTAAATATAAAATAAATAAATTAATTTTAGATAATTATTCTATTTTAGTTTCAAGTATTCTTAAAACCTCTAGCCCTTCGTCACTTTGAAGGAATGATGCCAATATAAATAAAGGATCTTCCCCATAAGGAACAGTTAGTAATTTGTTTTTATTTCCTTTGATGTTGTAATAAACATCTTTTTTGTTTTTAATTATTAAAATTCCTTCACTAAAAAACTTTGCGCATTTATTTTGAAGTCTTAATAATGGGTCATTTAAAGCCTCCATGAATTCATTTGGATATCTTTTTGCAAATAACCTGACATCTCTTTTTAATTCAGATGAAGTTAAATTATCAATTTTTAATCCTATTACAACTCTAGCAATAGTTTCAAGCATTTCAATATTTAATTCTTTTGCAGCAATCTGAGAATCCAATGCTAAGTCTAAATAATCTACATCAGAACTTGCGTCTTTTTCTTTATCTACTTCTACAAACATATTCCCAAGACCTGGATGAAAAGATAAAAACTTTTGTAACATTTGATTTTCTTTTGGAACAAATAATAATCCATCCTCAAATACAATAGGTTCTAATATTACATTACTATCTTGTTCGTCTTCAAATATGCTTTTTTGATTAGGAGAATATCTTAGTATTTTGTTTAAACCTGTTTGATCATCAAAATGTAAAAGAGGTTTTCTTTTTGTATTTCTTGATGGTATTGAGTAACTTAAAGGTGCTTGGTCTTTTGTTAGTTTGTAAGTTTTATTTACAAAAATTAATTTCTTTTTTGAAGCTAATGTTGTCGCTTTTACTTTTATTGACATTTGATTTTAATTTTAATTTGATTTATAAAAAAGAGGTGGCATCCCTTCTAGGGTTTCTGCCACCTCTATATTTACTTCTAGTTATTGAAAATAAAGAAATTGTTAGCACCTAAAGTACATAAAGCTCTTTCTGACAAGAAGTTTACTTCCATCGCATCTAAATCCGATGTAGCAGCTCCACCAGCTGAACCTGTAATCCAAGTCTTGTAACGTCTATCTTCAGTTTCTGAAGCTCTATATCTAACGTGTAAGAATGGTCTCTTAGCATTTTTACCAAGTACTTGGTCATAAACTGTAGTAGAACCTGCAGGAACTAATATTCCATTTACAGAACCTCCTACAATATCTCCACGCATTGTTGGGTCATTTAAGTATTTCCAATCAGTTTTATAGAAATCATAACCTCTACGGAAACCAGTGAATCCTAAATTAAGAGCCATCTCTTCATCATTGTCAAAAAGACCATATGAAGTTCCTCCTGCACCATAAGAATTTTGAGCAGCTAACATATCGTCAATGTCAAATCCAAAGTTTCTGTTTAAGAAAATAACATTTTCCTCAATAGAACCTTGCTTATCTAATCTAGATATAATAGCGTCAAAATCAGCTAATGAATCAGGATTTGCACCTGCCCAAACATTTCCTCTTTGTTCTACAACATAGAAAAGACCTTCTGAACCCTTGTTTCCTACACCACTAGCAACTCCTTCAACAATTGCTGCTGCTCCAGAAGCTGCTTCTGCTGGTACTGCTTCAACCATTGCTGTTTCTAAATAGTCTTCAAAACGAAGTCTAGTTTCATGCTCTGATTTCATATACCATAAGAAACCTGTTGCACCGTTTTCAGTTGTTACTTCAATCCATCCAATCTGAGCCATATCAGAACCTGATACTGCGTAACGGTCTTTAATGATAATTGGAGAGTTGTCAAAAATAACATCATCAGCTTCTAACTGTCCTTGCATTCCTATAGATCCCTTTTGGAATTCAGAACCATAGATAAACAAAGAACATACAACTGCTGCTGCCATTGTTTGTCCTCCTGCTTCGTAGTAAGCTACATCAATTGTTCCGTTTGCAGTATCTACTGCAGTAACAATTGCTTTGTTACTATTAGTTGAACCAATAGAACTGTCAGACAACATAATTGTTTGACCTACACGAATAGCAATAGTACCTGTTCCAGGAACTAAAGTATCTCCAATAGTTAATGTTGCTGTATCTGCTGCTGCTGCTGCTGCTGAAGTTACATTTGTATACTTCGTATGTAATCTTCCTTGCTCTGCCCATTTGATAAGGTCTGAGTTAGAAGGCATTTCAGCACCAACCATTCTTAAAAATGATGCTACTGATCTGTTTCCATAACGCTCAAATTCTTTTTCGTAAGTATCTGGTAGATACTGATTTAAGAAATCAAAGTTCGTTATATAATTTGTTTGCAATAATACTTGTTCCGAACTTGGTTGCAAGTCAAATCCTGGTGTTGCTTGTACTGACATTTTTTACTTTTTTTAATTGTTATCTATTTTTACTTCTTATTCTTAAACCTTTTCCATTATCTTCTCCAACAGCTCTAGCTTTAAATCCTGTATCGCCAATTACTTGTGGAGTTTTTCTAACATTCATATTAATGTTTTTACTTTTTTTAGAAATATCCCCCACACCATCTGACTTTCCTTGCTCATAAAAATATTGAGCAAAACGTTCAGGATCCATTGCTGCACTTAGAGCTTTATGCCAACCTTTTGCATCAGAAATTAATCCGTCATCACCTACATATTTTCCTATGAAGTTTTCTAGATTCATTTGTTTTGCTTTCATTTCATTTGCATCCCCATAAGAATAACCAATTTTTTTGTCTCCAACTTCGAACTCAAAACCTTTGAATTCTGAATTAAAAACCTCATTAGTTTTCTTTGAAAAATACTCATTTTTTTTATGATTAGCTTCTTTAACAGTCTTAGATTCTTGAATAAACTTTTTATATGCATCAAGTTCCTCTTGGATTTCGTTTGAAACAGCCTTCCCACTTGACTCAAGAGGAATGCTATATTTTTCTTTAAAATCATTAAGATACTTTTTTGCCTTAGAAAGCTCTCTTTTTTTAGCTATATTTTTCTTTTTAATTTCAGATTCATCATCTATATCTTCATCATATGAAAATTTTGATTCAACTAAATAATGAATATCTTCATTATCTAAATCCTCTTCTGTTAAAGAATAATATTCTGCTAACACTTGGTCATCATTTAAATCATCGTAACTTTTATTTGCTTTTACGAAATCATTAAAACCACGGCCAGTTTCTTTTTTAAAATTTAAATATTTAGAAACATCTTCTGGTAAATCATTATTTACTTCTCTTTGAGAAAATAATTCATCAATAGATGATATTTCTTTATTATATCTGTTTTTAATATATGAAAGAACGTCTTCATCTTTTATGTCTTCAGGTTGATTAGATTTTGGTCCTTCCTCAGCTTTTGGTTCTTCCTCAGCTTTTGGTTGATCATTATTTAATTTCTCCTCATGTTTATCTAAAAGATCTTTTTCTACCTCTTGAACTGATTTTTGTTCTAAAGTACTTACTTCTTTAACTTTAAATTCCATTTGATTTAATTTTTACAAATTTATATAATTAATTTTTAATTTATTTTAATGTGTTACCTAGGTTCAAACTCCGCAAGATCAAATCCATCTAAGCTATCTTCATTAGATTCAAAGGTAACTGGAGGTAGATTATTTTTTCTTTGCTCTATTAATTTTGATTGTTCGGTATTAGATTGAGATATTCTTTTAGATTTAGCATCTTCTCTCTGAAGTTCTCTTGTTTTTAATCCTTCAACTTCAACTCCTTTTAATTTCATTTGAAGTTGAAATTCTAAATTCATTAATTCGGCTTTTATTGCTGCCTCACCTTGCATTTTTTTAACAGAAAAATTAGCTTTAGCTTCTTCTATTTGCATAGTAGCTTGAGTCTCCATCTGTAACTTTTGCATTGAAGTTTGTGCAGCCATTTGTTGAGACTGCATATTTATTTGTCCTTGCTGTTGAGCTGCAGCAGCCTTGTTTTGACGATCTAAATCTTCTTTACCTTTTCTTTTAAGTTTTAAAACTTGATTAGCTAATTTAATATTTCTTATTTCTCTAATGTCAATCGCATCTTCTAAATTTATTGAATCACGCTGAAGTGCCATTTGAATATTTTGCTCCAACATTTTTTTCTCTTCTTCATCCGGTTGTATTTCTATAAATATACCGAAATCACTTAGATATAATTTACTTATTTCATCTAGTATACCAACATTAAATTTTCCAATTTGATTTATAAATTCTTCTCTAAAATCAGAATACTCTAACATATCTGCAACTCTACTAGATAAAGACGTACATAACCTTTGACTAATATTTAATCCTGCATCTAATATGTGTCTAGTTGCAGTATTACTACTTAATGCAGCTAATTTTTGTAAGCCTACTAAAGAATAAGAATCTGGAGTTGAACCATCTCTTGCTTCATTTAAACCAGTCACGTCTCTAATCATTGATAAGTAATGATTATAAGCTCCTATTAAACTTTGCATTTTACCTTGACCAGAATTACTGTTTAATTGCTGAATAGGCACTTTTGCTTGATTATAATCTCCATCTTGAGTATAGCTCCTCCCGATAACAGAACCTGTCTGAAAGAACATCCTAAGAGCGTCTTCAGGGTTATAAGCTTGGCCTGTTCCAAGGTCTACTTCATTTAGACCATCAGCATCAATAAATACACCATCTGGAACTATTCTAGAAATAACTTGCTGTAGTTTTAAATGAGTTATTTGAATTAAATCAGCAAACGTAATCATACGCCTTACTAATGATTCTAAAATTCCTTTATACATTCTAGGAGCGCAAGCTACATATTCAGGATATACTTCCTGTGATGCGGACTGTGGTCTAGCCATGTTTTCAGACATTTCCCATTTAAGAAGTATATTAGTACCCATAACCATAACACCTTCATACCATATATCAATAGTTTTTGAAACTTTTTCAAAACTACCTTCTTCCATCATTTCTTCAGTAGGGTTAAATGTGTCATCTTTTTCGATTAATCTTTCTGCACCTGATACGTTTTTTTTCTTTTTATACGTAAACGTATTTGTTGTTTTATAATTGAAAAACAAAACAGTTGCACTATCTATACTAAATAAACTATTGTTGTAATATTGAGCACTATTATTATAATCATACCAACTTTGACTGTACTTGGAAATTTCATCCATGTCAGCTCTTGTTAAACTTGTGTCTATTTTTTTTAATTCAGTTATAGGAAGTGTTTTAATTTCACCCCAATAAAAACAATCATCAAAATAAGGGTTTTCAGTATAACTATATACAACATTTGCAGGATCTACATATTCAATTTTAATACCTGCACCTGGTTGAAAAGTGTTTTTACAAATTGAAATACCTAATACAGTTTGGTCATAATAAATTTGTTTTTGTATTTCACTATATCTATTTTCTGCTAGCACAGTATTTATTGCTTCCTCTTCTGCAATTTCAATTGAAGGCTTGTATTTTAATTGCATATGAAGAGCTAACTCTTCTGATGTGTTTGGTATTTCTTCTTCAGATGTTGCAAAAGTATTTATACCAAACTCATCTTGAACTTGTTTCATTATGTCTTTAGAAAGCATATCTTTTTCAAGCTGAACTTGATATTTACTTCTTTTGTCTAAAGACATTCCATCTTGAGCATAAGCATTTACCTTAAATATACGATCAGCCATTCCATTAACTACAATGTCAACAAATTTTGGAATAACAGGAATAGGAGTCCAATCTAAATTCAAATAACTTAAATCACCATCTATAGATAATTCGTTTTTGTATTTTGCAACCGACTGCTCTCCTCTTGCATAAAGTCTTAATCTATGAAAATCAGCCCATTGATTATAAAACCTACTTTGGCCACCATCTTTTCTAAACCATTCGTATTGAATAGCCTGTCCTATTTGTAATCCAAATTCAAAAGATTTTTTTTCTGCATCAGAAACAAATTGATTTGGAAAAGCTGTTGGGTTGATATTAATTTCTACTTCTTTCATTTACTTTATGATTTGACTATAATTGCCTTTATTGTCGTATTTAGCAAAGTTAAGTTTTATTTTTGATTTTTTTTTAACAGGTTGATATAGGCTTTTTTGATTTGCCATAATTGCTAATCCTGAACTAATAGAAGCATCAAATTTAGTTCTATTGTTTATATTAAATCTAGCCCAATCTTCAAGAGTTCTTGTAAAATACATTGAACCCATAATATCATTATCTCTAAAAGTCTCTAATAAATCTAATCCAACGTATTTTTCAATGTAAGATTCTATTGCAGCAGCATGAGCTTGCTTTATATCTTCTGAACTATTTGGTATTCCACCAAGTTCTTTTTCTGTTTTTGAAAGTTTATTATAGATTTTATCCGGTCTATTAATACTATAACCTCTATATCCTCTATTTTTAAAATGATATAATAACCTTGGTTTGTTATTCTCTATAAGTATTGGCATTCCATAAAAAACACAAGCCATTAATACTTCTTCAAAAAATATTTCTGCAGTCTGTGGTCTAGCAACATACTCTAAAAAAAACTCATTAGAAGGCCCCTCATCCATATGAAATTTAGTCATTCCATGTAAAGCGCCATTAGAAGCACCTCCACCAACTGTTCCTGAAATATCATAACTGTCACAACCAAACGCACCCATGTGTTGATTTCCGGGATGAAATACTCCATTTTTTGTGTGCTTATTATTTTGTAAAAGTTTATTTGGAGTCCAAGACACTACAAACCTACCTCTATTATTAGGAGTCCAAATTACTTGAGTATCTTTTATTCCATCTTTCCATGAAAATGAACCTCTAGTTATAAACCTGTCTTTTATTAAAGAATCATTGTAATCAATTTGCTGATATATTTTAGTAAGATTAAACAAAGACTCTTTGCTTTCATCTCTAAACGCATGAGATTCTGTTCTAGGAAACTGTCTGTAAAATTCATTTAATGCGTCAGGATCACTTTTTAAACTATCAACTTCAGCTTCCCAATAGTCAATAGCACCTTGCTTTATAAATTCCCCATCAATTCCTAGAATTGGTTCGTCAGGTGTGTAAAAAACAGGCATTCCATGTATATCAATAAAACCTTCCATATTGTATTCCATAGGAATAAATAAACTATACAAACCACTTTTAGTTTGACCGTTACGATTTCTTTTATCTACTTTAGAATCAAAATATAATTTTTTACCATTTCCACCACCTTTTTCTAATGCATTGGCAGTAGAACCCATCATACACTTTCCAATAACCTTACTACCTAAACGTAAACAAGTTTTAGTAACTCTCCAGTTGTTTAATATGTTATTTGGCTTTTCCCATTTTTTAGATTCATCATGAATGAGTAATTTTAACTTTTCCCCATCATAACTATTGTCTCCTGTATTTTTCCAGTCAATAGAAGTATCTAATCCCTCAACAATATCCTCATCTTCTAAATACATATTCTTTTTAGTAATTTTAGACGCAGGAACTCTAAAAGCTAATTCTGTTTTAGGTTTATCCATTCCATCTTGCACCGGTTTAAAAAAGAAAGGATAATTATTCACTATTGGAACAACCTTATCTGTGAACATTTTTTTAGCATCTGCTCCTGTTTTAGAAAGTATTCCAAGCCTTGCGTCTTTACTAATTGTACCTATATTAGCCGACTCTTCACTAGCCATATAAGAAAATCCAGAACGCCTAATCTTTAAGTAATCTTGACCAAAACTTCTTTTGTCTGCTTTGCAAGCTTCCCAATGTAAATAAAAAACTCTATTAGCATCTCTGTAATCAGGAAGACCTATATCTATTTTAGTCCATTGTATGTACATATAATGTGAACCTGTAATATAAGTCTCAACACCATTATTTAAAAACCAAAAACCTTCGTCTCTTCTATCAAATTCTTGCTCAATATAATCTACCCATTCATTTTTAAATGCTGATGGTGCGTCATGCCATTGGAATATAGATTTTATTTTTTGTAGTGTTTTAGGATAATCAAAAGCCTCCCAATATTGTTCAGATTTTGTTTTACTTCGGGAATAAATTTTACTTGTAGGCTTAGGAAGTGCTATTCTCAAGCCATCTATTTCAATTATATCTTGAATTTGGCCTGATTTTGAAATTACTATAAAATCATACTTTTCATTATAACCGTATTCCCAAGCTTTTGCTTTGTTTTTACTGATTATAATTGTTTTTGGAATAAAATCTTTTAAATGCTTTATTAAGCTATTTTGATCTTCGTTCTGCAAATCCTTGTGCTGGTTTTTTTGTTTTTGTTGAATCGTTTCCTTCTATTAAATTTTTTTCTAATTCTATTCTTGTAAGAATATCAAATGCATCCATAATACAAAGTTTTTTTGTAGCTGCAGCATTTTTTAATTTATCTGCAGCAAGCTCATCATCTTTACCAAATTTTATAATTTCTTCTTCAGCTACTTTTATTAATTGTTTAACAGCTTTTTCACCTGCCTTAATGATGTCTAATTTTATTTTATTTACATTCATAAAGATAAAGTTATTTGATGGTCAAACATCCTGTATAATTTTTCCCCATCAACATTAAACTCATACTCACTTTCAGGTTTAAAAGAAACTTTGTCACCTTTATTAATACCTTTACTAATTAAGTATTTATTAGGATATTTAACTAAGCCAAATAACGGTTCATTATTCTCATGTGTTTTTAAGTAGTGGTCTTTTTTAGGAATAGGTTTAATCATACAGTATTTAGAATGTGCATTCCATATATTGTTGTGTTTATATAAAAAAAACTGATTATTATCTATAAAAAATAAATCATCTTTAAAAAAACTTTTACCACTTCTTTCTTTTCCTTTCATATCATTATAATATTTAAAAACATTATGATGAACTAAAAGCATGTCTCCTATTTCTATAGGACCAGAATAGTTTATTGGGGTTTCTACTACTATTGCATATCGGTTAGATGCGATATGGTCTTCCTTTGATGTACTGGTAATAAAATCTATATTACCTATTTTTTTAGTGTTATCGTATCTCCTGTTGTCTTTAGGTTTTACTATAAAATAAAAAGGTGACTTCATTCAAAATATATATTATATTCAATTGAAACAGGCATAGAAAAATTAAATTCTTTCCAAAGAAATATTTCTCCTTTTTTGTTTTCAATAAAAATAGTTAGTGATTGATTTGATTCATTTTTTCTAATTAAATGAATCATATGTGTACCACCAAGTATTTCTTGACCAACAACGTAATGCATAGCCCCTGATTTATAATCAGGACCTACCGCTATCTTGCGAATATCATTCATTTAATTTAATTTAATATAATATAATTATTTAATTAAAAGGTTACTATAGCTACTCTTTTCCATGTGTTTGTTGCTACACATACATAAATGTAATCCGCTGTAAATCTTATTGACCCTAAAGTACCTGCAGATGTAGCAGATGCTGGGGCTGTATTTAGAGCTGGTACATTTAATGACTCAGAGGTTAGGCTACCCGCTATAGTTGTAGTACCATTGAATAAAACTTTAAATGCATCTGACCTTGATCCTTCAGACGTACCGTTACCTACAGAGAAAGCTGTATTAGTTGCATCGTAACTAGTTGGGTT